ACCAACTCGTGCTGGGATTGCTGAGCTAAGGAGAGAGGCGCGTAAAATGGCAGCACCATACGGCCATTTGGACATGTGGACGAATGAACAAGTTCTGGAATCGTTCACAGGTGCGCGACATCGCAGGTATGAAGAAGCTTACAACTCTCTACTTGTGAGCCCACTCTGCAGCTCAGATGCCAGGATACAGTCTTTTGTGAAGGCCGAGAAATTCGACCCGATGGCTAAGATTAATCCTGACCCACGCATGATCCAGGCACGGTCACCACGTTATAATTTTGTGTTATGTAAATATCTTAGACCAGTAGAGCACATTATTTATAACTTGTGTGACCGACACGGAGTTAGGGCCGTGGCCAAAGGTATGAATCAGCGACAACGCGCGGCGACCCTTGTCCATAAGTTCTCAATGTTTAACAACCCAGTTTGTTTCTCCATCGATTGTTCAAGATGGGATAAGCACGTTTCACCCGAGGTTCTTGGTGTGGAACATGCTTTTTACAAGATGTTACTCCCACAACACCCAGAGTTTGACCGTTTGCTATCATGGCAAGCTCGAAATCGGTGTAGGACAAAAGGGGGTGTTAAATATGAGGTCGAAGGTGGTCGCATGTCAGGAGACATAAATACCGCCCTCGGCAACTGTCTTTTGATGGTCATTATGGCGAGGGCTGCGATGAGATCTATGCGCATAAAACACTATCAGTTGCTAGATGACGGAGACGATTGTCTGGTGTTGGTTGAAGAGGAAGACTTTGTTACAGTTAGTGAGCAACTGCAACAAAAATTCTTGGAATATGGACAAGAGCTCAAGATTGAGAATGTGGCTCGTGAGATCTATGATGTGATATTCTGCCAGAGTAAGATCGTATTTGACGGACATGATTACCTCTTTGTTCGTGATTGGCGGAAGGTTTTATCACACGCCTGCTGTGGCACAAAGCACTGGAATGAACCACCACTGGTGCGCCCGATGATGGGTCTGGTTGGTAGTTGTGAACTTGCCTTGTGCAAGGGCATACCTATTCTACAAGCATTTGCGGAGGCCCTTATCCGCAACTCCATGGGAAAGATAGCATCCATGTTGAACTTGGAAACCGGGCTCGCCTATCGGGTCAAGGCCGAGTATGGCGCAGACGTGGACATTAAGAAGGAGGCCACGTCTGTCGAAATCACTGACGAAGCCAGGAACTCCTTTGAGAAGAGTTTTGGAGTACCTGACTGGGAGCAGAGAGCCATAGAGGAAATCCTGAGCAGGTGGACCATCTCATCGGTAGAAACTACAACTGTACCGATAGAGTGGGACCACCGGTGGACTGACGATCGTTCACTTTTAGTTCACATTCCTCAAATATACTAACATGGATAGGTTGGGGAACCGAAAGCCCTCATCTAACATGCTGATGATTTGAGGGTTTCCATCAAAACAAGTAGGCAGGCTCTACAGAGTCTTTCCCTTCAACTTAAGAGGCGGTG